ACTAAACCCTATGTTATCAAGGGTAAATATTATAGAAAATAACTTGACACAGAAGTAAAAGTATGGTATAGAGAATACAAATGAAAAAATACAAAATCCGACTGGCAGGCATGGGGATAGAAGCAACAGGAATAATACCATTCGAAAAAGAACCAACGATTAAAGAAGTAGAGGATATGACAGCAGCATATCTTGATGAAAAACTAATGAAGGTAGAACACGATACTAATTTTTATACTGATGATAGATATAATTTAACTTATGAAGAACTCCCAGAAAAAAAAGAAAAAGAAAAACAGTTAGTATTGGGGGAATGGGTTTGAACTATAAGCAACAACTAGAAGTAATAACAGGACTATTTATTCCGCCTGATACAGCAATGAGATTGGATTGTCCTTTCTGTAGTGGTAAGAATACATTATCTGTGGATACAATGCATAACAATATTAATTGGTATTGTTTTCATGCGTCTTGTAGTGCTAAAGGAAAATATCAAGGAGAAAAGAATATGAACTATGTGAATGCTACATTCAAACAGAAAGAAGAAAGTTCAGATACAGAATTTATAGTACCAGATAGCTTTAAGATATTAGATTCAAATGATAAAGCTAAAAAATATATTCATAAAAATAATTGTTGGGAAGCCTGGTCTTGGGGTAGAGCAGATATTAAATATGATGTGAAACAAGACCGAGTTGTATTCCTAATTAGGGATAACGAAGATCCAACTACATTTGTGGGTGCAGTAGGTAGAGCATTAAGTTCTATGACATATCCTAAATGGCATATGTATGGTAATAAAGATGTACCTTTTAAATGTGGATTGCCAGAACATAAGGAAGCAATCATAGTAGAAGATTGTGCTTCTGCTTGTGCAGTATCTAATATACTAACAGGTGTGGCTATACTTGGTACATCATTAAAGGAATCTCATAAGCAATATCTAAAACAATATGATAAGATATATGTAGGATTAGATAGAGATGCAACAAAGAAATCATATGACATAGCTAATGAATTAAAATCTTATGGCTTACAGAATGTACATGTTAAACCATTGTCAGATGATTTAAAATATTTTAGTACAGAAGAAATTAAAAATATATTTAGAGTGGGGCAAGGTGGTTGGGTGTCATGATTGAACAGCTAGAACATAACTGGAGAAATAAATTTGGTAAAAATGCTAAAAGAGTTGGTGATGTGGTTGAGAGTTTGGCCGTATCTAGGCTATTAAAATCAGGATGGGAAGTGTTTAAAAATGTATCATCGGTGGGTCCTGTTGATATATGTGTACTAAATACAGAAACAAATAATTTTTATTATATTGATGTAAAATCAATTAATGTAAGCTATAAATCTATTGAGCACTTTTTACAAAGTGGGAGTAAGATAGGATTAACATCAGCTCAAAAAATTTTGGATGTTAAAATTGCTTATTATTTTGAGGATAGGGTATATATTATACTTGACAGAGAAACTAAACAGGTGATAATTATATGATAGAGAAACAAATAATAAAACTATTACTAGGTAAAAAATTTTATACACAATACAAAGGTCAGATTACTCGCAATGTATTGCAAGGTAGCTTTGGTTCCTTATATGATACAATACAAAAGGCACATGACAAATATGATGCTGATATAAATATTGATGAACTATATTCTTTACACACAACAATATATAATCCTGCAATAACTAGGGCAGCTAAAGAACAGTTAAGTGAATTAATAGAAGATATAAAAGAAACACAAGAGCCATCAAAAGAAATAGCAGATGATATTGTAAAGATATTAAGTGAGAGAGATGTGGCTCAAAGGATTGCAGTAGAAGCTACTGAAATATTTAATGGTAAACCAGCAGATTTTAACAGTATAGTTTCTATGATAGAGAAATACAAAACAGGATTACCTGCAGAAAAATTAGATGCAGTTACAAATGATGTAGTAGAATTACTTGAACAATTAAATATAGTCAGTAAGTGGCAATTTAATTTAACTTCATTAAAAGATAATGTAGGTGGAATTGGGCCTGGAAATTTAATGATTGTATTTGCCAGACCAGAGGTTGGTAAGACAGCATTCTGGGTAAGTTTATGTTCAGCATCTAACGGATTTGCCGAACAAGGTGCAAAGGTACACGCATTTATCAATGAAGAGCCAGCAGTTCGTACACAAATGAGGGCTATCAGTTGTTTTACTGGGTATAATAGAGAACAAATACCAGAAAATATAGAGGACACACAAGTTGAGTGGGCAAAAATAAAAGATAATATTAAAATGATTGACACTGTTGATTGGTCTTTAGATGATTTAGATAGCCATTGTGAAAAACATAAACCAGATATAATTGTAATAGATCAATTAGATAAAGTAAATGTTAAAGGGACATTTGCAAGAACAGATGAAAAGTTACGAGCAATATACACAGGTGCTAGAGAGATAGCAAAGAGAAGAGATTGTGTAGTGATTGCTATATCACAAGCATCAGCAGATGCAGATAATAAAGACCATATATCATTTGCTATGATGGAAAATTCCAAGACAGGCAAAGCTGCAGAAGCAGATTTAATTATAGGTATAGGTTGTGGTAGATATTCCAGAACAGATGATCAAGATAATGGTAGTAGAATATTAAATATTAGTAAAAATAAAATAACAGGATATCATGGTACACCAGTTTGTATTATTGATAGATATTTAAGTAGGTATACAGATTAATGATAACAACAGTAGATGTAGAAACTTCGTATAAAAAAACAGTACATGGTGGTACAGATCCATCACCATTTAATCCACAGAATATCCTAGTAAGTGTAGGAATTAATGATGAGTATTATTTTACTAATCATAGTAAAAGAGTTGATGAAGGATGTTATTATAAAATACAAAAGATATTAGATGAAACTAAATTATTAATAGGGCATAATATTAAATTTGATTTAAGTTGGTTGTTAGAATCTGGATTTAAATATGATGGCAATGTATATGATACTATGATAGGAGAATATATTTTAAATAAAGGTATAAGAAAAAGTTTAACACTACAAATGTGTTGTCAACGTAGAAAAATAGGATCAAAAGATGATAGAATAAAAGAATATATGGATTTGGGTGTATCATTTGAAAATATACCAGTAGATGTTGTGGAAGAGTATGGTAGAATTGATGTGGCTATTACTAGAAAATTATTTGATTCCCAAATGGAAGATTTAAAATCAGATAATAATAAACATTTACTTAAGACAGTTAAGATGATGAATGAGTTTTTAATTGTATTAACTGATATGGAACGTAATGGTATTCATATAAATTTAAATGATCTTGCACAGGTAGAGAAAGAATATAGAGCAGAGTTTGCGTATTTAAAACAAAAGATTAATAAGATTGTTTATAATAAAATGGGTGATACTGAAATTAATTTATCAAGTCCAGAACAATTATCGTGGTTAATTTATTCAAAGAAACCTAAAGATAAAAAAGAATGGGCTAGAATATTTAATATAGGAATTGATAAACATACAAGAAAAAATAAAAAAAGACCTAGATTTAGTTTCAGTCAATTTAGAACTTTAATTGCTAATAATAGTAATCCTATATATAAAACTATAGCATCACAATGTTTACACTGCAAGGGTAAAGGTGTAATTAACAAGATTAAAATTGATGGTACACCATATAAAAAATATACAAAGTGTAGTGAGTGTGATGGTGAGGGATTTATTTATAGTAACATAGCTAAACTTGCAGGGTTTAATCAGAGACCCCGAAGTGTGTACGATGTAGCTGAATCTGGATTTAGGACAGATAGAATTACATTAAATAAAATTGCAGGAGAAGCAGAGGGAGAGTTTAGAGAATTTATAGATTCGGTTATTAGGCACAATGCTATAGCTACATACTTAAATACTTTTGTAGAAGGATTACAAAATTTTACAAATGAAAATGAGTTATTACATCCTAAGTTTATGCAGGCGGTAACAGCAACAGGTAGATTATCTAGTCGTGATCCTAACTTTCAAAACCAACCTAGGGGTGGAACCTTCCCTATTCGTAAGGTAATACAGTCTAGATTTGAAGGTGGTCAGATACTTGAAGTAGACTTTGCCCAATTAGAATTTAGAACTGCTGTATTTTTAGCACAAGATAAACAAGGCATGGAAGATATAAAAAATAATATAGATGTTCATCAGTACACTGCTGATATTATTGGTGTGTCTCGACAAGATGCAAAGGCACATACCTTTAAGCCACTGTATGGTGGTACTACAGGAACGGATGATGAAAAAAAATATTATAAAAAGTTTGCAGAAAAATATGCCGATATAACTAGGTGGCATAATGAACTACAAACCCATGCAATTACTTATAAAAGAATTAAACTACCCACAGGTAGAGAATATTCATTTCCATATGCAGAGAGAATGCCTTGGGGTGGATCTAGTTATAGTACACAAATAAAAAATTATCCTGTACAAGGTTTTGCAACTGCTGATATTGTACCATTAGCATGTATAAAAATATATGAACTAATGAAAGAACAAAAGGTAAAGAGTTTACTTATTAACACAGTTCACGATTCTATTGTGGCTGATGTTTATCCTGGTGAAGAAGCTGTAATGGGTAA